TTCATTTTCATCGCGAGTTTACGGCGCTGAGTTGCGTCTAACACTTCACTCACGAACTGCTTAAATGATAGCATAACTACCTAATCCTTTATTGGTTTATTCCATATTATCTACGGGCCGAATCCCAACCCTTTAATATATCAGATGAAAAGTTGTTGTAGGAGAACTCCATACGATCAACCAATTTCACCGCATCACCACCAAGACGGTCAATTGCCACGTAACCTTCTTCTCCGGTTACTTGATAACCCTTTCGAGTTTGGACAAAAGTATCAATTGACTTTAGTCTATTAAGTTTATTTATAAGTTTTAGTTTCGCTAAAACAATGACTTTTTGCAATTCGAACATTTTTATTAGGTTAGTTTTATTCGTTGCAGAGAAGAACTTCATGATTGCATCTAACTTATCCTGTTGGGTCTTCTTACCACGTGCGGAACTTCTCTTCGCCATCTCCGCCTTAAATTTATCCCTGATCCATTTGATCAGTCCATTGGTGTGTCGAGTAGTATCACCAATGATTGCACCCCTCCTAACAAAAGTGTTGTTGTACTGTTCAATCAACTTTGCGAGTTCTTCATCTGCCTCCAGTTGTCGAAGGGTAGTACCAGAGATACTGGCGAATATCGAACCCGCAGTACTTAGGTATCCGTTAACCTCTTCGGTCTCTTCGGCGGTCATTGTCGCCTTGGTTACATCACGCAACATTGCGTCCTGAGACCAAACTGCGGTAGACTCTTTAAACTTCGATACGTCCACACCGTAGGACGCTCTCATGTTTTCAAACGAAGTCCCCGTGTAGGTTGTATGCCACACAATACCAATCTTCGCAGACATGATAGGACCGGCTTGACCAACCGGAACTGCATAGACAATCGTGTTTGGATGGAAAACCTTGTACGTTGTACCATCAATAGTTTTTGTGGTTATGTCGCCTGGCCCAAATAGGAAGTCTCCCTGTATGACTCCAGTGATACCCAGATCCGGTAGATACCGAAGGGCGGCCTTCATCTTGGTTGCAAGGTCACCAGACATGTCAGCATCAATCTCAGCATCGGTCTTATAGATTTTTGGGTTCTTCGCAAAGATACCTTTCTTCGCAACAAAAAACTTTCCGTCATTGGGGTCTTCGCCACAAAAGATTGCGGGTGCACCGTCCCACTTCACAGATACCTTACCTTCTTTCTTCCCCGCCAACATATCTCGCATGTTACGAAGTGCGAAGATGGCCTCACGTGTACCCTTGACTCCACCATAAAGAACCCTGTCCTCAATGTGAGTCATGTGAGTATTTTTCTGTTCTGTGATGAACCCTAAAAAATCTTCCATTAGTTAAACTCTCTAAATGCCTGTTCCCATAACAAGAAATCTTTTTCAAAGTGGTCCAAGATTTCCTGTTCTCTATCTGAAGTCAACGATACTGTCCTGTACTTCTTGTTGTTCTAAAATAGATTGGTTCTTTATACACTAACCCTTTTTCTTTTGCAAACCTTTTCATCCAATCGTAAAGGTTTTCTATGTTCCATAACGTGGCATGTTCGGGAACATAGTAGTCTTGATGTAATCGAAACATGTTCTCCCACATTCCAAATACTTCATCTCCGTTTTTATATTGATCCCACGTACTGTTGGGATCGCGTTCTGGCACACGTGTGTGTTTACCCAGAAATGCATTGATAGATAAGAACCTATCTACAGGATGACGGATTGTTGATACGCAAGGCATATCTTCATCCACCAATCCAACTTCAACCAACCTATGAAACCCAGTGTGCCAGACATGTTGTCTATACAGTTGTCTGTGTCTAGGGTCTTCGCGGCAGTACATATTGGGATCTAATATTTCAGTGACCCCAGTAATCCAACTTCCCCAGTTAACACCACTTCTAGTCGAATCTTCGGACTCATATTCCATAGACGCTTCCACGCCCGGACATAGATCACCTTCTGACTCAACAACCGCACCCATATCGTAGAGTCCCGCTACACATGTAGTCGATGCGGTCTTTGGTATTCTCACTAAAACAAAATCATTACTATATGATATAATCATTCACAAACTCGTTTAGTTATCTACTAGTATAACATC